TCTCTAAACTTAATGACAGTTATGAGAATTGCCTTTGCACCAGAAGTCGAACCAGTTACAAATTCACCAATTGCATTTGTGAAATCAGAGTTTCCAGTTTCAGTAATTCGAATTACTTTGTCTGTTGACCATTCACCATCAGAGGCTCGTAATAAATTATCTCTAGGATAAATTACCTCAGGCTCTTCGTTGAAAAGAATTCTAAAGAATAGCTTGTGTGCATCAGCAGTACCCTTTGCTGCGTACAAGTCTTTAATACTCTTGATGAGTTTTCTTTTCTCAGTACCTTCTGCCAAGGTATTGGGAATAGACTCCATAAGAGAGTTTCTAAAATTATCAAGAAAACTATAAACAGTATTATCAACATCTGCGTATTCTAATAGTTGCTGAATATTCTGAACAGGGTTAGCGCGATACGACACAACAGTTGTTGTCGCACCAGATGTAGCACCCGTTATGATTTCGCCAGTTTCAAATCTTTGTTGAGATGTTATGAATAATCTGTTGGCAGCATCAAAGTCATCTACAAGTATTGTGGCAGTAGCTTTAGATTTAGTACCAGTAATGATTTCGCCAGCACTAAACTTTCCGATAGATGCTTCAAGAACAACCTTCAACCCATCTTCACTAAGAATGAAATTCTCTGTGATAGTCTCTTCTATTACATAATCATTAGAACCAGATACGACAAGTTCACCAGACTCCAAAAACTCATAGTAGTGTTTTAAGAATGATGAGAACAGGGGATGGTCTGACTTAATAAAGCCAGGCAGTTGCTCGTTTATATGTGGTGATACTTTATTTTTTAAAGTCGAACTAGTCATCTAAAACCTTGTACCTTGCTAGTATGAGCTGTATGTGTTTTGTGTAGTACTGTAACCTGTACCAGCAGAAGAACCGCCTGCAGCAACAATATCCACTGTACCATTTACAGTTGTATTTGATAAATCAATTTCTAACAACTGGTTCCTAACAGAAACAACATCGTTAGAAGCAGGAAGAATATCAACTGATATTGTCCCATCTGTGTTAGTTGCAGAAGTAATATTTACAGATGTAATTACTATCTTTCCACTAGTGTAATCAATCGTCCCAGCTGCTGTGTCAACATATGTTCTGGTAGTACCACCAACTAGATAATAAGTTCTGATTTTACCAGCACCATCATCGTCAAAATAAATCGTATTGGTATTTCCCGAAATAGTAAATCCAGTAGAAGTAGTAATACCACCCAACGCAGCATTATGTCCAGTGTGTGGATGATACAATGCATTGTTAAAACTAATGACGTATTGAGTCAACTCACTTAGCGTTGGAGTAATAATCTGATTGAGGGACAGTCTTGTACTGTTAGAAAGTAACGAAGGGTCTGTACCATCAATCAATCTAGAAAGTTTGGAGTGTCTAAACACAACATCGAAGTTTGTCAAGTCACTTGAATTGTAAGTTGATATTGTTTTTCTAATAAGAGTTTCTAAATCAATAGCAGTCTTTGTGGTAGTCTTACTATCAAACTTAAAGTCAACCTTCAGTTTAATCTTCGTAGCTACTGGGTTTACTAATATTGGACGAATAGATGCAATATTGTATTTCTTTAAATCTAATGCAATGCTATTCTTTTGAGCCTGTGTTAAATTAACACCAGACTTAGTTCTTACAGAAAGGAATACTTGTCCGTAGATAGGTGGGTCATTATCTTCACCACCCCATACTTGAACTGCCTTAGTGCCTGCATATACTTTTGGAAGTATTGTTTTATAATCTTGTGTAGTTACTGCTCTACCCTGTGATGCATAATCAAGAGGAGCATTAAACTTAATAGATGCAATGGTTTCTGCTTCTGCACCACCTGTTGCAATAACCAATGACGCAACAGTTATATCAGTTTCGCCAGCAACAGATGTTGTAGAAAATAACTTTGCACCATTCGCCTTGTCTTTGTTTGTGACAATATATTCAAGTTGAACTATGTTACCATTGGAGATTGAACTTCCGATAACACCATCTCCGAAGTATACTTCAAATTTTCCGTCTGAGGATTCTTGAAGGAAATACACTTTAGCACCAGAAGTCACTTGTGTAATGTCAGTTGCAAGGGTGTAGGTTGTAGTCGAAACATCACTTGCAGAAGTTTGTACTGATACCTTTAATGTGGTAGTGTCACCGCGATCATCAGAAACCAAAAACTTCTGATCAATGTTATTTAAATCTACTGTGTATCTGGATGTGATAAGAGTACCTTCATAAATCGGCACGTTGATGAATCTCATAACACCATTTGTTGCAGTAGTAGATATTGCTTCGTTTGCTACAAATCCAAATGTACTACCATTCATCTTTGTAGTAAATCGTGTGCCCTTTGCAAGAGTTGCACTTGCAGCCGTTGAAGAATTTAAAGTAACATCAACATATGCAACAGGAGCTCGAGCAGAACGAGGAGTGTATCCAAGTCCCTTTGCGTGAGAGACAACAGAAGAACGAAGAGTTGCACTATCTAAGAATGCTTCGTTCATTGCAAAGTTGGCGTTCATTGCGAGGTAGTGAGTATTGTATGCGAGAAGGTCAATAATTTGAGTCATACCAGAACCTTCAAAATTATAGTCCGAAAACTCAGTCTGATTTTTCATGTATGTCTTGAGGTTGCTTTTGATTAGATCAAAGTCTAACTCTGTGACTTGTAGTTTGGTTGCCATATTAGTTACTCTTCTCTTCTAATTGTTTTAACATTATCGTAATCTCTCCATACCTATCTCTAGAGTCTCAAGACCAGTTGCAGAGTTTATAAGATAAAATTCTATGGTTACATGGTATCCGTTTATCCCAGCTACATTAACTTGTACAGAAGATAACTCTGCTCTAGGTTCAAAGTTTGAAATACACTCTTCAATGTATGTAGCTAAGTTTTCAGCAGTTGACGTATCCACAGGCTCGAACAAAGTCTTTCGAATGTTAGAACCAATCTCTGGATGGAAAGGGCGTTCATAGAAATCTGTACTTATAAGATTCCTTACACTTCTCTTTACGGCATCAGCATCAGACAGTTTAGCAATGTCTCCAGTGATAGGATGTCTACTGAAAGACAGACTGATATCCTTATAAACTCTGGTGCTTCTAGACTTTGATGCTGATGCATCAGTAAAAGAATTCGGTGTCAACGCCATTTGTAAATCTCCTTACTTCTATTTATAACGAAAACTAGAGATTAATGAAAGATCGGTTTGCAATATGTTCATCTTCAATATCTTCTTTACATTGTCCGAAGTATGCTACTGCATGATGTTCTTTAATCATATTGTCATTAAGAATACTACCATCTTCCAATCTGAACTTTCCAAGTATTCTTCCGTACTTACCCTTACCATCTTTAACAGTGACTAAGGTTTGAGTAGAACCTACAGGCATGGCATTCAACACATATTCCTTTGATGCGAGTCCGTACTTCTTTTCTTCTAAGTCTCTTGTTCTAGATTCTGGTGTGTCGATACCAAAGAACCTAACTCGTTGTTTGTGTAACCAAACACCAAACCCTAAGTCAATATCAACATCTGTGGTATCACCATCAATCACTTTAACTATCTTACATGTGTACTCGTACATTTACTTCTCCTTAACCAGTGGAAACATTTCCACTGCCTGCTGTCATTGCACCAGCATCAATTGCGTCTGTCACTCTACCCACCTTCTTGCCATTAATACTAACAGTACCAGAACCAGCAGACAAGGTAACTACATGAGATGTCTGACAGCTGTCACCTGTGTGGGTATGTGAAACTGTTGGAGCACCAACAACTATTATATTTATTCCGTTTGCTTTAACAGTTCCGTCAGTATTAGCTGTGTCAATAGTTGACGTAGTACTACAACTGTGTCCTGTATTTAGTGCGTCACCCACTCTGCAAATTGCTGGCATCTCCTATGCCAACTGGTAAAACTTACCAGTTTCCTTATAGTTTCTATGGTTATACATTGTTAAAATGAGAGCAGCGTTTCCAGTTTCCTTACAAGATATATGTATCCAAGGAAGTCCCGAACCTGTATTCTTAAATTCAAGAATCAATTTATCATGGGGAATGTTTTCTCTCATCCATTGAGCTCTTGCAAAGTATCCAGATTTTGCGAGGCCAGGGAATTGAATATCCGCAGCTTCACCAATGTTATGTTGACTTGTACCAGCCCTACCTCTGTAAGCATTAGTGACTATCATATCAGGATACTGTTCTTTGATTGGGTCGAGAACATGCACCGCAAGAGTTTTAAGTTTGTCAATAATTTGTTTCTGTGTCTTACCTTCATTGCCACCATTGGCGATTGTCGAAGATGCGACAACAGAGTTCTTGGATAGTTGTCCAAGTGTGAAGTGTGTAGATAGAGGAAGAGAATAGTTTACCCCACCAATAACATTACCAGAAGTATCATACTTAGAATTTGCTTGTGCAATCTCAGCTGAAGATGTTATGGAAGTTGCAACTGGAGTCGCTATAAAGTCAGAACCTAACGTACCATGTTCTTCACCTTCATCTGGTATGCGAGGTAAAGATACAGCCTTTCTAGTTGCGCCACTGGTATTAATTTTTCCTGTTAGTGAATTATAAGAGTAGTCAGAGAAAGTCGAGGGCAATACCTCACCCGATTCAATTGCAGTTTTGATATCACTATCAGTCTTCTCTTCATCATCACCTGCAAAGAAGCTATCTGATTCAGTTAGAGGGATGAATGCTTTATCCGCCTTGATGTCTGCAAGTTTCATTGCAGCAATCTTTGTAGAGAATGTATCAAGCTCGTACTCACCAATATTAATACTCCAAGGTAGAATGCCTGTTGCAATATCTCCAGTGTCCATGAATGTAACTTCTGGTGTAATGTCTTCACCAATAGCAGGGGATGGAGTTGTGCGAGGTACAATAGGAGTGATCGTTACCGCACTTCTGGTAACAGAGTTCAAGTCGATTGTCGCACCAGAAAGATTCATTGCACCAGCAGAACCTATGTTCAATGCTCCAGCAGTGTCAAGTACCATTGCACCAGTTGATGCGACAGTGTAAGTTACTTCTGTGTTCAATGCAACTGCACCCGTGATGTTGGTAGTAAGTGTACCTTTAATATCTGTGAGGGAATTACCATCCAACACCATGTCATAGTTACCATGAACAGAATTTGTAAAGTTACCACTAGTAACTATTTGCATATCCCCTACAGATTGTTGTAAGAACTTTCCAACAGACTGTTGTGCCATAGTTGTCTGTGCTGTCATCTCAATAGATTCATTTGCAAACATACGAATGTTCTTGCCTGCATGGAAGTCTATGTTCTTACCGACATTGAACTTTAAGTTCTCATCAACCTGAGCATCCATACTGCCACGGACATACAAAGACGCATCACCATCAACAAAGACTTTCATGTTACCACGAACACGAACATGTTTGTTTTGATGAACGATTTCAAACCCGTCACCAACAATCTTTGTTACCTTAGTTCCGTCTGGATGTATTTCGTAGAACGTACCAGAACGATGGTATTCGTGAATACGCTCGTGGCCTGGCGTATCATCCATCTCTTGAATATGACCACTTTCGGTTTCCCGTACATGGTTGAAAGGGTATTGTGCATTGTAAGACGGAGCTGGTTCGCCCGTTAAGTCATCTAGATTATCTTTCTTAAACTTGTTGACAGGGTGTTGGTTTCGTGCATCGTTAACCGCAAGTCGATTAGTGTCTGCCTCATTAACTCTACGAGGATAGAACCCTCTTGGGTCAGTAAATCCTTTAAGAGTGTTTACTGTGGATACAACTATCTCAACTTCAGAACCTTCTCTTGGTGCATCTTGGAAGACTACCTTGCCTGCTTCAATTCTATACGACATTAGGAAACTCCCCTCTCTGTGGAATATTCTGCCAAAGTAATCTCTTTTGATTTCAATCTATCATCAACCTTATTAGGAAATTCATTAGGGTAGAAGTGTCCGCTATCATTTTCAATATCATTCTTCAAGCCTGCAGTGGAGAATGCAGTACGAGCAATACCTTCATACAGAGTCTTATCCCAAAGCGCATTGCCGTAAACATCTGTAATAATAAAGTCAATCGCTGCACCGAAGTTGTGCCATGAACTGCCTGGCCTTGCTGCATTTTTCCCACCAGATTTATATGTTCGATGTAGTTCTTGTTGCTGTGCAGAAGAGATGTATGCATAGGATATAATACAATCATAATCTTCATTCTTAGCAAGGAAGGTTTGAACACCCTTAACAAACTTGGGACGCAGTTCTGGTGCGATCTCATTAATACGAGCAGCAAGTCTAGTCTTATGTCTTGACCTTTCAAATGCACTTGCTTCCACTGTAACACCATCACCATAATAAGAGTCAGGTGGTATCTCTATATTGTTTTGAGATTCGGGGGGATTGTTTTCTGCTGCTTGCACAACTCCATTAATCTTAACGAGTACTGTAGAGTCTGTCGTATCTGCTGGTGTAGAAAATTCTGTTGTAGTACCATCGCCCAGTGTTGTAGAAGCAGCTACTTCTGGAATAGGTAGTTCTTGATTGGGGGAGTAGTCGTGTGGAGATTGACCTGTGGGTGCAGACTCAGG